CCTTTCCGTATCTCCCCTGAGACGGTAACTAAGGTTCATACAGGCCCGATGACGAAGGAAAGTTAGCCAGATGAAGCCAGTATTAGTACAAAGTCCACCGCCGCTTGTGGGGGCTTTATACCCACGCCTTCACACGCCCTGGCTAAAGACCAAAACCCGCGGCAACGAGATCGCAGAGCTTGCCGAAAAGATCGGGCAGCCCCTTTTACCCTGGCAGCGAATAATTTTAGATGACATGTGCTCGATATCTGATGATGGAAAATTTATTAAGAAGTCCAGCCTGTTTATTTGCGCCCGGCAGTCGGGTAAATCGCACATGCTACGTATGCGTGTACTGGCAGGCCTGTTTTGTTTCGATGAACGCAACATCTTGATGATGTCGAGCCAGCGGCGTATGGCTGAGCGCTCGCTAGAGATCATCGCAGACATTGTGGCGCGTAACCCATTTTTATTAGCACAGGTCAAAGATGGCAAGATCGAGCACGCTTACCGTAAGAGCAACGGCAAGGAGCGCCTGATCCTGGAAAATGGCGCGGTGCTTGAAGTTGTCGCTGCTAACTCAGACTCCAGCCGCGGTTTAACCGCCGATATGTTATGGATCGATGAGCTGCGTGAGGTCAATGAGGCCGCGATGGATGCCAGTAAATCGACCACGCTTACACGCCCTAACTCACAGCGCTTTTATACTTCAAATGCTGGCGCGGCTGATAGCGATGTGCTGATACATATGCGCGAGCGCTCGATGGCTAAGCCACCTAAGTCGCTAGGGTTTTACGAGTACAGCGCGGATGAAAACTGCGACATCTGGGATAGGCAAGCATGGGCGCAGGCTAACCCTAGTCTGGGTCTGCTTATCAGCGAGGAGTCGATCGAGGAGACCATCGCAACTAGCACGATCATGGCAGCACGTACCGAGACCTTGTGCCAATTTGTAAATACTGGCATGACTAGCCCCTGGACACCTGGATCGTGGGAAGATTTGGCCGACACCGATATGGTCATGTCACCGGGCATGGTTACGATGTTTGCATTTGACGTAGACCCGCACACGCGCCGATCTGCTTCGCTTATCGCAGCTAGTTTGCTACCCGATGGCCGCATAGGCCTGGCGCTTGCTAAGACTTGGGAAAGTTTAGTAGCTGTAAACGAGCTGCAAATAGCCGTAGATATAAAAGAGATGGCCGATAAGTGGCATCCAAAATTAATTTTGCATGACTCCTATACCACTTTCGCCATAGCCGAGCGGCTCGTAAATAGCGGCTTAAAACTAGAGCCTTGTATCGGTGCTCAGTTTTATACCGCGTGCTCGACCTTTAAAGATGCCATTGACAATAAGCGTGTGGTGCATGGCGGCCAGCCAGAACTTGATGAGCAGATGAATAACGTGGCTAGCAGTAGCAAGGAGCACGGCTGGCGCATCGTACGTAAAAAATCACAGGGCAGCGTGGCCGCGCCCATCAGCATGGCTATGGCCGTGATGCACTTATCCAAGCCAATTAGTGAGGCCAAAATCTACATTTAAGCGTGGCGCGCCTTTCCGTAAATATGCTTGACTTTTTGAGAAAATCTGCTCATGGGATTACTCGAAGCCATAGGCATCCGCAGTAAAGATAAAGTGCAGGTTGATGCACAGCTAGCCCCTGCCATTATGAACGATTACTACGGCGCAGGCCAGTATTCATACGGCGGTTTATTTAATAACGGTTACGGTGCCGGGGTAATGAACCGCACGACAGCGCTCCAGGTTGCAACGGTATCGCGTTGTCGTAATTTAGTGTGCGGCGTTATTAGTTATTTACCTTTAGCGTTATACAAAAAATCTACAGGTGAGCAGTTGCAGTCTCCGTTATGGCTAGATCAACCAGACATACGCCAGCCACGTGCAGTAACACTTGCTTACACAGTTGATAGTTTAATTTTTTACGGCGTTGCTTACTGGCGCGTTACCTCTTTATATGCTGACGATGGAAGGCCATCAGGTTTTGAGTGGGTTGCAAATACTCGCGTAACAGTTACAACAGATGCTATGGGTTATGAAGTTGCGTATTACGCAGTTGATGGCAAGCAAGTACCAATGTCCGGTATCGGATCACTCGTTACATTTCAGTCGCTATTACCTGGCGTATTAGAGACAGGTGCTCGCACAATTCAAGCAGCGCTCGATGTACAAAAGGCCGCTGCAATATCTGCAGCTACTCCGATGCCTACTGGAATTATCCGCAACCAGGGTGCTGACCTGCCAGAGGCGCAGGTGCAAGGTTTACTAGCTGCTTTCAAATCAGCTAGACAAAACCGCAGTACTGCATATTTAACTTCAACTTTAGATTATCAAACAGTAGGTTTTTCACCTAAAGAAATGACTTACAACGAAAGCAGCCAATACCTTTCCACGGAAATCGCCAGATTAATGAACGTTCCGGCGTTCATGGTAAGCAGCGATATGAATAACAGCATGACGTATCAGAACGTATTAGACAGCCGTAAAGAGTATGTCGCGTACAGCCTGCAGCCTTACATTTGTGCAGTCGAAGAACGTCTTAGCATGGATGATATTACTGCGCATGGCAATATCGTAAAATTTAACGTTGATGAAACCTTCTTACGTGCAGACACAATGGCAAGACTTACTGCTATTGAAAAGATGCTGCAGTTAGAACTTATTGACGTTGAGACAGCACGCGAAATGGAAAGCATGACCCCTTACGGTAATGGAGATACAAATGATATTAACCTTTAGCGCAAACATCACGGCAGCCGATGAAGCAGGCCGCATGATTAGTGGCAAGATCGCGCCGTATGGTGAGGTGGGCTACACATCTGCAGGCAAAGTTGTATTTAAAGAAGGCAGCATAAAAGTTTTAGATGCTGCCAAAGTTAAATTGCTTATGTCTCACGATAGTTCAAAAGTTGTAGGGCGCATGCGTACGTACAGCGCAGATAATCAAGGTATGTACGCTTCGTTTTCTATAAGCCGTAGCACTCGGGGTTCAGATGCAATTTTGCTCGCCCAGGAACAACTAATGGACGGCCTATCCGTTGGTGTTGAAGTTACAGCATCAGAGCCTAAAGATGGTTATCTCCTGGTCACGGCTGCAAATCTACGCGAAGTAAGTCTTGTAGAGTCGGCTGCTTTCCAGTCGGCAGCCGTGCAAAGTATTGCCGCTAGCGAAAGCGAAACGGTAGAAGTACAAACCCAACTAACAGAAACAGAAAGCGAGGCCGCTGTGACCACAGCCCCCGAAAATCCAACCGAGGATAAGGCAGAGGAAGCGGCTACGCCAGTAGTAGAAGCAGCTCGTAAAATTATCCTTCCTTCAGCACTAAACAGCCAGAGCGTACGCACACCTATCACATCAATGGGCGCATACACCGAACACAAGATCAAAGCCGCGCTAGGTAATGATGACTCAAAGCTATATGTAACAGCTGCCGATGACTCATTTGCAACTAACCCGGGCTTTAACCCAACTCAGTACCTTTCAGAATTTCCAACGAATACTCGTTTTGGTACTCCAACTATTGATGCTTGTAGCCAGGGAGTTTTGCCTCCAACTGGTATGACAATAAACGTGCCTTCGCTCGTTACTAGCGTTGCTGGTGGTACAGGAGTTGCACCTGTTGTAACTGTTGAAGCCGAAGCAGGCAACGTACAAAACACAGGTATGGAAGCACCTTTCCTATCTGGAACTGTTCAGAAGTATTCTGGCATGAACACACTTTCTGTAGAACTATTGGAAAGAGCTGGATACCCTGGCTTTTATGCAGAACTCACACAGCAACTTCAAAATGCTTATCTAACAGCTATCGATAGCGCTGCACTAACAGCACTACTTGCAGCAGGTACAAATGCCACTGCTGAAACAGCAGATAGCGCCGGAATTATTGATTACACAGCACAAGCTGCATCATTAATTTACAAGAACACTGGTTACTTTGCTCAGAACTACATCGCTAACCCAGCACAGTACCAAGCGCTACTAGGCGCTGTTGATACAACTGGCCGCCCAATTTACAACGCAATTCAACCAATGAACGCTGCTGGACAGGTAGCACCTTCATCAATTCGTGGAAATGTACTTGGCCTCGATCTTTATGTGGACAAGAACTTTACAGAAACCACTTTTGACGATAATTCAGCTGTGATCCTTGCACCTGAGGCATTTACTGTTTATCGCAGCCCACAGGCATTTATGTCTGTAAATGTTGTCAGCAACCTTCAGATCCAAGTTGCTATTTATGGCTTCATGGCAACTATCGCAAAGATGCCATACGGCGTTATTAAGTACGCAAAAATCTAAACAAACACCCTAGCAGTCGGTGGGTGCTAAGCCCTTGCACCCACCGACCCCCTTAGAAAGGAGTACAAGATGCCCGCAAGTTATGTGACCATGCAAGAATTACGCACAAATTTGGGGATAGGCAGCCTGTATTCCGATAGCGATGTCGAGACCTGCTGCCAGGCTGCGCAAGATCAAATCAATAGTTTTTTATGGTTCGATAGCGCTGCGGTAGTGGGAACTGCGTTAGTAAGTAACGTGGCTACCGTAATGCTGGCTAACCCTGGCATCTTTACTACTTCCGAGTCTGTAACGATCGCCGGGGCTGGTTCAACATTTAACGGCACCTATACAGTCACAGGCACGATCCCATTTAGCACAGGCACAGGCAACATTTTGCCAGCCTTTAATTTACAGCTGCAGTATTTTCAAAACCCTATGGGCTACAGCTTCATCCAGTATGCCAAGACAGCTGCCGATCAAAACTTTAGACGTGTACTGCCTTATGGCACAGCTACAGGGGCAGACACTAAGACCGACTCATACGCCACTACAGCCAGCGTGCGCGAGGCAGCGATGATTTTGGCAGTAGACATTTGGCAAGCTCGCCAGGTCAGCCAGAGCGGCGGCGTATCGGTCGATATGGGGCCAAGCCCTTACCGCATGGGTAACACAATGATCGGCAAAATTAGAGGCTTGCTAGCCCCATATTTATCGCCCGCATCAATGGTGGGCTGAATATGCCAGCGGCTATTACAACCCTACGGACAACTATTGCAACCGCGTTAGCAAATGCTGGCGTGTGGCAGACCTTTAGTTATCCACCTGCGACCATCATGGCTAACAGCGTGATCGTATCGCCCGGCGATCCTTATATCGTGCCTGCTAACGGCCACTTTAATCAAGCTGCTATCAGGCCACAAGCAAATTTTAAAATAACTATGACGGTGCCAGCATTTGATAATCAAGGCAACCTGGCTGGCATCGAGGACACAATGATCGCCGTATTTAACAAGCTAGCAAATAGCGCGATCGTATTTAGCGTTACCCAAATTTCAGCGCCTACAGTACTAAACGCTGAAAGTGGGAGCCTGCTTATGGCAGACCTATCAATAACCGTACTAACCACTTGGAGCTAAACATGGCAGATCAACAGATAACCGAGGCAGACATCGAAGTATTAAAAAAACTTGGTCTGCCAATTCCAGGCAAAACTACTAAGAAGGATGAGGAATAAGACGTGGCAATTTATCTAGATAATAACGTTGGCCTGAAAATTGCCACCGTAGACCTTAGCGAGTACGTAACGAGCATTACTCTTACGCAGACATTTGACGAAGTAGAGACCACAGCGATGGGCGCAACTTCTCACCAATTTGCAAAAGGCTTAGAAGCATCTACGCTCACCGTAGACTTCTTAAATGACTGGGCAGCTGCAAAAGTCCAGGCAACCTTGCAAGCCGCATACGGCACAAGCGTTACTGCAATAGTTATACCTGTAAAGGGAACAGCTGTAGGCGCAACAAATCCAACCTACACAGTATCTATTTTGGTCAATAACTTGACCCCTGTAGGTACAGGTGGGCCAGAGGATTTTGCACGCTCATCTATGACTTTCACATGCACATCTGCAGTTGCTTATTCAACATCAACACCGTTCTAATTAACTAAGGGGCAAACAATGGCACGACTAAAGATCGTAAGGGCTACTGGGGAAAGCATCGTAAGCATTACCCCGGTGGTTGAAGTCGCGTTTGAAAAGTACGCAGGGCAAGGCCTGTACAAGCAGCTACGCGAGCACGAAAAGAATAGCGATCTATACTGGCTGGCTCACAATGCGTTAATGCGTACCGAGGTAATCCCACCTTTTGGTGACGATTTTCTCAAAGATTTAATCTCGGTTGAAGTGATCGAGGATGAAAGCCCAAAAGGATAGATCGGGGTTCATTTACATATTTGGTAGCTAGTCTAGCTATCGAGTTAAAAATTAGCCCCGATCAAGTCCTGGCTATGGACGAGGTCATGTTTAAGGCAGTACTGCAAGTATTAGGAGATCGAGCAAAGGAGCGAGCCAATGCCAGTAAACGTCACAGGCGTACAGGCCACTCTTAAAGACATGCGCAATTTAGATCGCAACCTGGCTAATCAAATGAATAAACAGATAAAAAATGCCATGATGCCTATACTTGAAAAGGCGCAGGCCTACGCACCTGCCAATAGCGAAATGCTGAGCGGCTGGACTAAAGCTGATGCTTTCGGCCCACAGTCTAGAAAATACCGGGCATTTCCAAAATACGATCAGTCCGAGGTTGTAAAAGGCATTATTTACCGTCAGGGTGCTAACAATTCGGGCGAAGTAGCAGGCGCTAAATTTAGGCGCAGATTTCAGGTTACTCATTACATCGCTAACACATCTGCAGGCGGTGCTATCTATGAGACATCTGGCCGACTGTCAGGGTCTCGCAAGCCATCGCGCAGCCTTAACCCAAATGCCCGCGCACAATTCTTAGAGCCGCTAGGGCCGATATATGGCACACGTGGCACAGCTGACCCTAGATTTGGCAACACAGACCAGCGCGGCCGCTTAATCTATCGAGCATGGGATGAGGACAACGGCAGAGCTGCAAGAGCTGTAAACCTGGCTATTAATACAGCCGTAGCACAATTTAACGCGGGTAACGCTATGGGTAAATATAAGGCGGCTGCATAATGGCAAATATCGTAGTCGCGGCTATTGCCAAATGGAACGGATCAGCCTTAGTTAAAGGTGAGAAGCAGCTAACAGCATTTCAAAAAACTACAAACAATTTGGCAAAATCTTTTGTCACCTTATTTGCAGCGCAAAAAATTTACGCATTTGGCAAGGCATCCGTAAAGGCATTTGCAGCCGATGAGAAGGCAGCCAAGTCGCTAGCCATAGCCCTTAAAAATACTGGCAACGAATTTGCCACAATAGCCACCGAAGGCTTTATATCTAGGTTGCAGGATACTTACAAGGTACTTGATGACGAGTTAAGGCCAGCATTTCAGACGTTGCTTAACGCGACCGGGTCACTTACTACAGCCCAAAAGGGATTAGAGCTAGCGCTCAATGTCTCAAAAGGTACATCTGCTTCAGTTGAACAAGTATCAAAAGCGCTGGCAAAAGCATACGGTGGCCAGACCACAGCATTGAGTCGGCTTGGCGCAGGTTTAGATAAGGCCACATTAGCTAGCGGCGATATGAATAAGATCATGGCTGCCTTGACTAATCGTTTTCAAGGGCAGGCACTAGCTGCTACTAAGACTTATGCAGGCCAAATGAACGCGCTAGCGGTCTCATCTGCCAATGTCCAGGAGATTATCGGCAAGGGCATTTTAGACAGCATCTCGGCGCTAGGCGATGCCGATGGTATTGCAGAAGCTACAGCTGAGATGGAAAAGTTTGCGCAGAGTTCATCAGATGCCTTGCTCGGAGTATCTACATTATTTGGCAGGTTAAAAAATGAAACTAAGACTGGCGGCTTATTAGCAAGAGGTTTTAGCGCATTTATGAACAGCGGCTACTTAGCCAGCGTAGGTAGACAAGAGCGGCTAAAAAATGCACCGTTTAGCCCTACATCGATGTACTTTACGCCTGAGCAGGCAGAGCGTGCCAAGTTAGTTGCTGAGCTTAAAAAGCAAAACCTTGTAGAAAAAGAAAAGCGAAAGTTATCTGCAGCTGAGTTAGCAGACAAGAAAAAGCAAGCAGAGCTAGATGCCCTAAAAAAGAAGTTTGACGTAGACCGCATCAACCTAGAGACAGCCCTGGCTAATTCAAAAGATGAAGCGGAAAAGGCACGCATCCGTAGTTTGCTTACCATCATGGATGAGGATGCCAATAGCGCCGCTAAGCGAATGGCAGAGCTAGACAAGGCCAATGCGAGCAAGATGCAAGCCGAATACTTTGCAGCTGTATCGTTAAATAACTTGGCCGAGGCCGCTCGACTAGCTGCTATGGGAGTAAAGACCATAACGCTTGGCGGTGCTCCTATTCAGAATTTCCAGGCTAGCGCCATCGATCCAAGTACAGGCATCGCTAACCCGGTGCTCGCACAAGTTGTGTCAATCGAGGCAGACCTAGCAGCCAAATTTGCCGAGGAAGCTGCGCAAATTGCAGACCAGGTAGCCTCAAATAGCGAGCGCGTGCTAGATGAATACATAAACACCATTACTGGCCTACGTGTACAAGTACCAGGATCAGGCGGCGGTGCGGGCGCGGTAAATAACTTTACAATAAACACACCGCTAGGCAGCGAGGAAGCGCTAACCGAGGCTATGCAGCGAGCGCTGCAAAAGTTAAACCGTTATGGCGATAGCACAACATTTGCAGGGGCGCTGTAATGCCAGTACCTACGGTAAATGCGTTTATTAATTTTGGTACAGGGCCAAGTTTTGCACAGGCCATGATTATCGGGCAAGGCATAATTGGCACTAACATTTTGGCAGATAACGCAGCGCTAATCGTTGATGTATCTAGTCAGGTCGATGGCATTACTACACGGCGTGGCCGTAACGCCGAGGCTGACCAATTCCAGACAGGCACCTGCACGCTTCGCATAGTCGATCAAAACGGCGATTTTAACCCTATGAATACTGCAGGGCCATACTACGGTTTACTCGATCCCATGCGTAAACTCGAAATATCGGCAACGCACTTAGGTATTACATACCCGGTATTTAGCGGATTTATTACAGGTTACGACACCCTGACACCACAAGAGGCTGGCGTAGATGTTGTCTATACAACCATCACAGCTGTAGATGCGTTTAGACTTTTGCAAAATGCGCAAATAACTAACGTTGCTGGATCATCTGCTGGTCAGTTAAGTGGCGCACGTATCAATAACCTGTTGGATGCCGTGTCTTGGCCAGCATCAATGCGTGACGTAGATGCTGGGCTAACCACGCTACAGGCCGATCCTGGCACACAGCGCACGGCGTTAGCAGCTTGCCAAACCGTAAGCACTAGCGAGTACGGCGCGTTTTATGTGGATGCGACTGGCTCATTTGTATTTCAAGATCGAGCGCTGACATCTAGCAGCATAGGCGGTACGCCTACAGTCTTTACCGATGACGGCGGCGATATTAAATACTTCGATGCTCAATGGGTACTAAATGACGTGCTTGTATATAACCAAGCAAATATCACAAGATCGGGCGGCAGCACCCAAACCACTAGCAACGCTGCCAGCATCGCTAAGTATTTTTTACACAGCTATACGCAGACCAATTTGCTTATGGAGACCGATGCGGTAGCCCTGCAATATGGCCAGGCTTACGTGGCCAGCCGTGCTGAGACCACCGTGCGATGCGATGCGCTGACCCTTGACCTATACACAGAAAACTATGACTCAGGCATAGTAGCTGCGCTTGACCTAGATTTTTTTGACCCTATAACCGTAACCACTAGCCAGCCTGGATCATCTAGCCTAGTAAAAACCTTGCAGATATTTGGCGTGGCTATGACCATAAGACCGAATAAATGGCAGGTAAAATTTACAACGCTAGAGCCTATTATCGATGCGTTTATTTTAAATTCTACGCAATACGGCGTATTAGGCACTAACACGCTTTCATACTAAGGAGATATAGATGGCCATTTCAGGGTTCCCAACAGTCACCGGGGATGTGCTGACCTCATCTACGATGAACAGCCTTGTACAATTCGATGTAGTAACGCAAACAGGTGACTACACAGCTACTACTAACGATAATTACCAAGAGATATTTTTAATGAATAAGGCCACAGCCATAGCCTTTAAACTGCCAACCAATGCCACTACTGCTTTCCCTATTGGTACCGTACTTACCGTGCTATCGATCGGCGTGGGAGTTACAACTATCTCAGCTGTAACACCTGGTACTACTACGGTGCTAAGCGCCGGGGCGGTAGCAGCTAGTCCAACGCTAGCCCAGTACAAGTCAGCTGCCTGTATTAAAACTGGCACAGATACTTGGTATGTCGTGGGTGCAATAGCCTAATGATCGCTAATTTAGTAGCTGGATTTATGGCGGGTGCAGCATCGCTGACCGACTATGAGTCTATTCAGACGGTCACAGTAGGCGGCGGTGGCGCAGCCAATGTCGAGTTCACATCGATCCCTGCGGGATATTCTCATCTGCAGGTGCGCGGTATTGCTAGAGGTACTACTGCTGATACTTTAGTTTTAGTAAGATTTCAATTAAACTCCGATACTGGAAACAATTACGCTCGCCATATCATAACTGGCGATGGTAGCACCGTAGGCGTAGCCGCCGATGCTAGTCAGTCAGTAGGCGGAGTCGGTAACTTTGCAGCCGCTAACGCATCGGCTTCTATTTTCGGAACTGCCGTACTCGATATTCTAGATTATGCCAATACTAACAAATATAAAACTGTTCGTTCTTTGTCTGGAAATGATAGAAATGGCGCAGGCACGGTTGGATTATTTTCTTCACTCTGGCTAAGTACTAGTGCAATAACTTCTATTAAAATGTTCCCCGCCGCTGGTAATTTTGCTCAATACTCCTCTTTCGCTCTGTATGGGATTAAATAATGCCAGCAACTTATGAACCAATAGCAACTACAACACTTGGCTCTGCTCAGGCTAATTATACTTTTAGCAGCATCAGCGGTAGTTATACCGATTTAGTTTTAGTCTTTCAAACAGGTATGTCCTCGGCTGGTAATGAACCACTTTTACAATTTAACGGAGATACAGGATCAAATTATTCTGAGACCATGATCTATGGAAATGGCACTACCGCTTACAGTTTTAGAAACAGCATATCAACCGCTATTCAATTAGCCCGCGATGTAGGTCTGCCAAGCGCGCTTGAGTCTAATCATATTATTCAAATACAAAACTATTCTAACGCGACAACATATAAAACTTTGCTTGCTCGCGTAAATAAAGGTTCTGCCACTTATTCACAAGCTGCCGCTTATGTTGGATTATGGCGCAGCACTTCTGCAATTACTAGCATCACAATATCGACAACCGCTGGCAATCTAGTTTCAGGCTCAACCTTTACCCTATACGGAATTAAGGCGGCATAATGGCTAACACTTATGTAAAGATAGCAACCGTAACTGTCGGCGGCGGCGGCGCTGCTTCAATGGCGTTTTCATCTATTGTGGGAACTTACACAGATTTGGTAGTCAAAATATCAAGCAGAGCAGATGCAGATGTTGTAGATGTTATATGTTCAGTAAACGCTTCAGCCCTTGATGTTGGCAAAAGATTAAGAGGCAACGGCGTAAACGCTGCAAGTACTTCTACCGCTCAAAATTTTGGCGTAAATAACAGCGGTGCAACAGCCAGCACTTTTAGCAACGCCGAGTGGTACTTTCCTAATTACGCTGGCAGTAATAACAAATCTGTAAGCATGGATGGCGTAACAGAAAACAATGGCACAGATGCTTATGCATCTTTAGTGGCTGGTTTAGAAAGTACAGCAAGCGCCATAACAGCCTTATCTTTTGCGCCGAGCAGCGGCAATTTTGTTCAGTATTCAACAGCAACCCTGTACGGCATATCTAAATCCTAAGGAGAATAAAATGGCAGACACAAAGATCATCGTAAACTGCGAGACAGGCGAAGTCTCTGAGGTTGAACTTACAGCCGATGAGATCGCACAACGCGCAGCCGATGCAGAAAACTACGCTAATCAAAAAATAGCCGAGGATGCACTAGCTGCATCGAAGGCCATCCAAAAGGCTGCGCTACTAGAGAAACTTGGGATAACAGCCGATGAAGCAGCGCTACTACTGGGATGAGTCTTACAAGCTATAACGGCTGGCCTGCCAGTAAAGACCAAGCCGAGATAGGCGTTAAGCCTTACCCGGTAAAAGGCACTAACTTAAAGATTAGATGCGCTGCAGGTGCAGGTGAATTACTAGCTGCATTTGCCGCAGAATTCCATGAGCTTATTGAGCCGATCGATGAAGGTAAGTTAGATGACTGGGCTTACGCTTTTCGCATGGTACGCGGCACTACCGACAAACTTAGCTGCCACAGCTCAGGTACAGCCATCGATTTAAATGCGCTGCAACACCCACTAGGCAAGGCAGGCACTTTTCCAGCTGAGAAGGTGCCAATGATCCAGGCGCTCGCAAAAAAATATGGTCTTACATGGGGCGGTGACTATCGCAACCGTAAGGATGAGATGCACTTCGAGGTATCCATCAGTCAAGATAAAGCAAAAAAACTAATCCAAAAATTAGGGCTAGATGGAGACAAAAATGCAGGAGCAAATTAAAGCAGCGGCACTAAGTTATGGCAGAGCAGCTGCGGCAGCCGTTGCAGCGCTATACATGGCAGGTGTAACCGATCCACGCACACTATCTAACGCCTTTATCGCAGCCTTAATCGGCCCGATACTTAAAGCGGTAGACCCTAAGGCTAAAGAGTTCGGCGTAGGCAAGAAGTAATGCGCAGACTGGTAGGGGCGGTGGCCTTGTTGCTGCTCCTATCAGGGTGTGGCTATCAAGGATGGGTGAGGTATGAGTGCCAAGAGTATGAAAACTGGGGCGAAGCTAAGTGCCAGCCACCTGCCTGCGAAGTGGTGGGTACATGCACCAAAGACTTACTCCCAGAGGATGTCTATGAAGCGCCTAACACCTGAGCAGCTACATGCCAGGCTTATCGTATTTATAGGCTGCACGCTGGCGCTGGTATTTGCTTTCAGCGTACTAGGCATGTTGTATGCCCTAATTTTTGTAACTCAGCCTATTGGCAACCAAGCACCTAACGATCGAGCGTTTATCGATCTGCTTACAACGCTAACCATATTTTTGACTGGCAGCCTGGGCGGTGTACTGGCAGGCAACGGCCTAAAGTCCAAGCCTAAAGACCCAGACGACACGCCGCCAAATACGCCGAGTACTTGATTATGTCGGTACTGCGCTTTACCCTTTTACAAAAGGTGGTAAAGGGCTACCTGATAAACAAGGGATCACACTATGCAAAACGAACAAATGATGGCGTGGGCTTTACTTTCCACGCTGGCTGTCGCAGTAATCTTTTACAGCTTGGGAGTAGCTGCAGGCCGTAAGGATGGACACAAAGCCGGGCGAGCAGTAGGCATCCGCATCGGTGAGCGCCGCGCACGTGAGGCGGTCAGCAAATGATTAAGGCTGCACCTACTGGTACATATTGCACCGACTGTAAATCTGAGTTTGGCAATTTTGACACTAAGACACAGACTTGGCGATTTAGTGAGAAGTGCGTGCCTATTGCCACGATCATCACAGTCTCAGTCACTATTAAATCAAAGGGCGCTACACGTGCCTACTGCAATTACCACAAGCGCCAGGCTGAGACATGGCCAGATGGTAAAGGCGGGTTTATACATTGGTCACTAGCAGATCAAATGCAAGCAGCCGTAGAGGCAGAGATGCAGGTGCTAAATGTTTAACTTGGATGATTATGAGGATGTAAATACACGCATTAAGCGCTTTAGAGCCGAGTACATATCGGGGCGCATTGAGGCATCGATCGTTGAAGTAGACCTACAGGCTGGCTATGTGCTGGTCAGAGCAGCTGTATATCGTGAGCATGAGGACATGGTGCCTGCAGCTGTGGACTTCGCCTACGGCAACGTGGCCTTCTACCGCGAAAATATGAAACGCTGGTTTATCGAGGACACTACAACGAGCGCCATCGGTAGGTGCATCAGTTTATTAATGCCAAGTGAGCATCGACCAACTAAAGAGAATATGGCACAAGTGCAACAGTCTGCACCTGCACCTGAGGTTGATCCGTGGGTAGTACATCCCGAAGGCACCGCAGAGCCACTAGCTACCGGGCTGGATTTAATTAAAGGTGCGTTAGGTGGAGTTATTACCGAGCAAGCCGAGACCTGCGAGCATGGCCGCATGGTCTACAAAGAAGGCATTAGCTCAAAAACGGGGAACAAATACAAGGGATGGGTATGTCCATCAAAAGCCAAGCCACAATGCGCACCACGTTGGGAGAAATAAATGAGCGGCGATTTTGAAATGATTAACCTAAAAACAGGTGATCGACTAACGATACAGATGGATGGCACCGAGATACGAGACCAGGTACAGCCACCTGCTATTGAGTGGTGTGACAAAGGCCAGCATTTTGCTTGCAAGATCGATGGCAAATACGTAGACGATAAGCTGTGGATTTGCTTAGAGTGCAACCGTGCATAAGGTCATACTGGACTACGCCCAAGAGATCGAGGCGCATGAGATAGGCCTAGCACGTGTGCTGGCTAGAGCATCTAGGCCAGATCATGCAGGTAGGTTTAATAAGGCTATAAGTCTGCATGAGTTTATAGCTGAGCACGCCGAGGCTGTGGCATCTGAGATGGCTGTAGCCCAGTACTTCGGCATCCGTAACTTTCGGGCTACGTTAAACACTTACAAGGGGCAAGCCGATGTAGGTAGTCGCATCGAGGTCAAATGGACTAAATACGAAAACGGCTGCGCCATAATCAATGCAACCGATCGAGCACAAGACGTTGTAATCCTAGTTACCGGGCATAGCCCTTGCTATCGCCTGGCTGGCTGGATACCTGTAGCGATGGCTAGAACTTCACGCTACCTAAACGCTAGGCAGGGTAACTTCTGGGTAACTCAGGATGACCTATTTCCTATTGAAAATCTAAAAGCTAGTGTGCATGGCGATGCCCTTAATTGAGTGTCGAGTATGCAAGGCCAAGATAGATCACAAGATAGTCGAAGTTACCGACAACCTACCGCCTAATATTCATGTAATGGAGTGTTTAGGCTGTGGGGTCTTAGGAGTTATGAGGTGGCAAGATGCCTAAAGATAGACCACCATTTATGTATGAGTGTCCATGCGGTTACTCATTAAGAGCTGCGCTGGAGTTCATGAGCCAGGTCGAGATCAGCCGATTAATGGAAAGCCACATAAGAGCTGTGCATTTAGGAGATCCCAATGACCAGACCAGTTAAGTGCCGCATATTCGAGTGGGATATTGATATGTGGTGCAGGCTAAAGGCCACCGAGACTGCCTACCTGGACTATTTCGGTACGCGTATAGGCTACCCATTATGCCCAACACACTACGAATATGTGAACAACCTATGAAACGGTATTTGACAGGGATGCTACGCTCCAGTCGCTATAGCGAGCCGCAACCGCGGATAGCTCGCCTGCGACACTTCACTATTTGGGCCGCGCTATTTGTAATTACAACGGTTGCAACAGGGCAAGCAAAAGCAGACAATATAAACAATACAGAGATGTTTAAGTTATATGCTCACATGAAAGTATTAGAGGATAAGCAATACCGGTGTTTAGTTACGTTATGGCGTAAGGAAAGCAACTGGAACCCATTAGCAGATAACCCTAAGAGCAGTGCATTTGGTATTCCACAGCTGTTAAAGATGACAGAGACTAATCCATTTAAGCAGATAGATTTAGGTCTAAAGTACATACATCATCACAGAGTTTACAAAGGTGATATATGCAAGGCGTTAGATACTCATAAGAAGCGAGGCCATTACTAATGGCATCAAGGCGAGGCAACCCACGTACTAAGCAGAGCTACAAGAAGGCAAGGATGGCTGTGCTATTTAGGGATCAGTTCACATGTGCCTACTGTGGACAAGAAGCAAACCAAGTCGATCACGTTATCCCATTAAAAACAGACAGTAGCCTGGCTAACGCCATATCAGTAGATAATTTAGTTGCTTGCTGCAAGCAATGTAATACACGTAAGAACGCTAAGCCATTAGCCGTTTTTTTAGCCGATACTGCTAC